AGAATTGATCGCAACGAATTATACATTGATGTTGCTATTGAACCTGCAAAAGCCGCAGAATTCATTTATATTCCAATACGTGTTGTAAATACAGGCACTTTATAATATTTTAACTTAATTAACCCGGTGGATAAACCATCGGGTTAATGCATTTTGGGAGAATCCAATAAATACTAGAAACGATTTGTTGGAGATTATTACATGGCAAATTTAACGAAATTTGGTGTACCATTAGGTAATACAGTTACTCCAGTCATTATGCCTAAATTGGCGTATAGGTTTAGAGTAACATTTGTAAACTTAGGTGGAAGCGGAGAAAATTCGATAAAACTGAGTAATCAATTAATGTCAGTAAGTAAGCCGAATTTGAGCTACGATCCGATTCAAGTTGATGTCTATAACAGTAAGATTTTCATGGTTGGTAAACATACATGGGAAACTGTTACAGTTACTTTTAGAGATGACATTAGCAACGAATCAGTTATCGCACTCAATAAACAAATCCAACTTCAATTAGACCATGATGCCCAAAGTGCGCCAACCTCAGGCGCTCAGTATAAGTTTCAAACAGTTATTGAAACTCTAGACGGTACAAATGGTGATTCATTTGATTCAGACAGTAATGTGTTAGAGTCATGGAAGATGTCGGGTTGTTTTATTAGTAGTATTAATTATGGAGAAATGGATTATGCAAATAATGCAATTCAACAAGTTAGCACAACTATTCAATATGACAACGCAAGTCATGAAGCGGGAACATTGGACGGCAACGATATAAACACATTAACTGGCCATTCATTACCAGTACTACAATCTAATAGCTCTGCAACATCTTAATATAAACTTTATATAGGGGTTAATGCATGGCATTCTTAGGTAAGATTCTGGGCAATTACGCAGATCAAAGTTTTGAAAATATGGTCCCATCTGGAACCTCTGCGACTGCTCTACCCAGGAAATCATATCAGTGGACTTTGGGTCTTGAAGTTTATCCTAATGAAGGTGCTAGTAATTCAGATAACCCTAAAGCAGAAGAAGAGACTTCACTTTGGGAAGATGCAAAAGCATGGGGAGACGAAGCACTATTTGGTTCAGACCCCCCAGACCCAAATAAATTTCAAGATATAAATTCACTTTTAAAACGAGCAGTTCTTGTTCCTCAATCTGTACAATTACCACAAACGTCAATTGATAATACATTATTGAATCAATATAACAGAAAAAGAATTGTACAAACAGGTCTTCAATTTTCACCGGTAACTATTACGTTTTATGATACACGTGATAATCCTATTACGTTATTAATAATGCAATACTTAAATTATTACTGGAGAAATTTTAGAGTAGATCTTAATGGTAGTAATAAAGATTTGTCAAATACTGGAGACAAAGGAGCCAAGCACAGTGAAGGACTTAGTTTAACAGAAGATGCTTATGAAAAAATAACATCCGCATCTGAGGCTTTTGGTTATTATCTACCAAACTATACTGAATTAACTTCAAAATTAGATGGCATTCTATCAGGTGCAAATATAGGTGGTAGAAATAAGTACTTTTTTAGACGAATTTTTATTAATAAAGAGCATGGTTCAAGTTCATCATATGTTCGTAAAAATACACCAAAACGAATTAGTCATATATTATATCATCCAGTAATTACAGATATATCATCTAGTGATTTAAGTTATACCGATAATGGCATTATAACATATAGTATAACCTTTGCATACGAAAATTGGTCAGTATATGATTATGGCGATGCAAAAAATTCAAGTAGTTTATATGATACAGCATCAGATTACTTTAGTAGTGGCGAGCCAGCCCCAGCACCAACAGGAACACCAAACCCACATGCGGGTTAGGATTTTAATATGGCAGTAGTAGCAACAGCAAATGAAGGAAGTTATGTTAGTACACTATTAACGAATAGTGATAGCGTCGTTGTGATTGATGATATTGAACTTGGATTAATTAAAAAAACATTGCTTGATAATGGAACAAACGAAAGTGTAGTAACAAACTTTGCTAAAGAGATAATCCTAATAGCAAAAACATTAAAAATGAATGCCCAAGATTTAGCCACCCAAATTGTTGAAGGTGCTATTGATTTTGATGATCAAATTTATTCGCAGTTAAATTCAAGTCGTAATCTAACTAGTAAAATAGGTAAGATTAACTTAGAGCAAAATGCTCCATTAGTAAATGAATTATTTTTTTAAGATGAAAAATGCCAAAGTATCAACAAGGAACTTACACACCAACAAATCCAGCAAAGTATGTTGGAAAACATGACCCCAAATACCGTTCTGGTTGGGAACTCGTGTTTATGCGGATGTGTGACAACCATTCAGGCATTATAAAATGGGCATCAGAAGCAACTAAAATTCCATATAGAAATCCATTTACAGGCCGCACACACAATTACATACCAGATTTTTTTATTGTTTATCAAGATAAAAACGGTAAATCTCATGCAGAAATTGTAGAAATTAAACCAAAAGCACAAAGTAAATATATGGAAGGGCAAAGGCGTTCAGATAGGAATGCTTTTGTATTAAATGTTGCCAAATGGCAATCTGCAGATGAATGGTGTAAACGCCAAGGCATGAAATTTAGAGTAGTAACAGAAGCGGATATATTTAAAAACGTTAAGGGAAAATGACAGAAAAACTAGAACAACTGTTTAATTTGCCCCCGGCAGAAACAGACGAGCAAATAAATTTAGATGATGTAAAATTGGAAGTAGATGCTGACGCATTACCAGCAGTAACAGAGCCTATTTCGCAAGAAGTAATGGATACTGGGTTTAAAATTGATGCGGCACTAGATACTGTTAGAAATTTACAAGATTCTGACCTTGATATGGATACTCTTGCTAAAAAAGCAACTGATGCATTTGATGATCTATTAGATTTAGCAAATAATGTAGAAGACAGACATGCTGGAAAAATATATGAAGTTGCAAGCACAATGCTTGGAAATGCAATAACTGCAAAACAAAACAAACAAGATAGAAAATTGAAAACAATCGAATTACAATTAAAAAAATTAAAACTGGAGTCTGATACTACGAACCCAGGTCTAAACCAAGTAATGAATGATGAAGTTGTTATAAATACTAGAAATGATTTGTTAGCAAATCTATCTGCTTATAAGGGTTAAAAAACTGATGAAAGATTTTCGCACATACGTAGCCGAGGCTAAAAAAGTCAATGAATATAAACTCAGATTAGCTCTAAATGAGTTGACAGATTCGACTAACGTAGGTAAAATAAAGCAATATTTAGAGCAATATGGATTACATGGATTTAAAAATCCTAATAAAACAATAATCCAAAAGAGCCCGATGGGCCTTAAAACTCACAATGCTGAAGTTTTCATTGTTGAGTTTTCAACGGATGTTCCGTTAAGTTTACAAAAAGCACGACAAGATTTATGTCATGCATTAGATGTAAATGAAAACTTCTTAATTGTTAATGATAAGAACCATGTATTAGAGCAAGAAGAAGAAGAGGCTCAAGCAAACGAAACATACGAAACCAAACTTAGTACTTCAAGTGAATACAGTAAAAAAGAGATAGATGCAGTAGATGGTCCACAACAATTTGGTAATGAATTCGTTGATGCTTTCTTAAAAGAGATGGAAGTAGATAGAAAAGAACGTGAAAAAGCAGAGGTATCAGCATGAATACAGTACTACCAACAACTAATCCAGCAGTAGAAGATATTAAAGATCTTGCCCGAAAATTAAATGAATTAATGGGTGATGATAAGGAAACAACTGATGTTGTCGAAATACCGCCAATTGAAGATCAAGATGCTGATCCAGTTGGAGATGGTAATGATCAAGATGATGGCAAACAGGATGGAAAACACTTAACAAAAGTTAAGACTTTGTTAAATCGTATTGAAATTCTATCTGGTAATGAATTTTTTGACACACAAGATAGAGCAAGGTTAATGAACATCGTTAAAAAGATGTTACAAGGGGATCATGTTCCATACAATCATGTTTATATTTTAATTGATATGTTGCTACAACTTTTAGAGTTCTTAGAGCATGATAGCATGGTTGTAATGCGATTAGTTTCGTACTTAAAAAATAAAGATAAATTTGATTATTAAAAGGATGGTATAATGGATATTACTATACAAAACGCTTCTGTACAAGATATGGACAGACTAATGAAAATGATTGACGGTATGTCTGATGAACCACCAGTAATGCCATCTGATGACGACGCTCCAATGGGAGGCGGTTGTTCTGTCTGTGGAGGTGATGACCATGGAGACCACGACCATCCACATGATGATGCTTCACCTGAGCCGAGCCCTTGTGGTAGTGATGATGACGAGCCAGTTGACCATGCACAAGTAATGAGAAAACACATGGGTACGCTTGCAAATGCCGCCAATGACGTAGAAGAAGGACGTCATGGAAATGCACCAGCAAATACAAATGATGGAGCACCAGATGTTAAAGGTGATACACATACTGATTATAGTATTAGAGGTGCAATAAAGAACCATCATGCATCAACAATTTCAGGTGATAATCCATTAGACGATATTAAAGAATCAGAAATGCTTGAACGATATACTGGTTTTACTGGTAGAGACTTATCTATAGACTTATCTAAAAAAAAAGATGATATAGAAGAAGCACCACCAGGTATTCAACAAGCAAAAGCAGGCGTACAGGCGGGAAACGCCCCCGCACCATCACCCACACAGGCACCAGCAGGAGCACCAGTCGCACCAGCACCAGCACCAGCACCTGATCCAAAAGTTGCTCAACTAGCAAAACAACAACAGGTATCCGCTCAAAAAGCAGTTGGTGAATTAGCCAAAACCGCAAAAGTGCTTGCTACATCTGTTAAAACTATGCAAACTATAGCACCAGGACTTGGTATGGATATTAATAAAGATCCAGAAATACAAGCAATGCAAACACTTGCTGGCAATTTAAAGACTAAAGCAGACGCAACAGCCGCGGCCGCAAAGCAAATACCTGATCCTGCAAAAATGACACAAACCGGTCCACCAAATACAGTGGCTCCGCCAGCCCCATTGGCACCAGCCGCACAGTCAGGCGTAGCATAATAAATAATCTTTATGTCAACCGTAGATACCGGATTAGTAAAAAAGCCCCATCAAACGGAACGGTATACACAAGGTCAAGTTGATGAATTAGGAAAATGCATTGCAGATCCTATATATTTCATTAACAGTTATACCAATATCCAACATCCGTTAAAAGGCAGACTTCAATTTAACTTATTTGATTTTCAACGAACTCTGATTGAAACATACCATAATAACAAATATAGTATAACAATGATGGCACGGCAAACTGGTAAGTCAACTACTGCCGCGGCATATTTGTTATGGTATGCAATGTTTAGACCTGATAGTACAATACTTGTTGCTTCTAACAAGTATGCTAATGCTCAAGAAATAATGACTAAATTGCGATTTGCGTATGAAACTTGTCCAGATTTTTTACGAGCAGGATGTATTGCATATAATAAAGGTAGTATAGAATTTGATAATGGGTCACGTATAATTGCTCAAGCAACAACAGACAACACAGGTAGAGGTATGAGTTTAAGTTTGGTTTACTTAGACGAGTTTGCTTTTGTCCCGCCACGTATAGCACAAGAATTTTGGACTAGTATTTCTCCTACATTAAGCACAGGCGGAAGTTGTATTATTACAAGTACACCTAACCAAGATGACGATCAGTTTGCACGTATTTGGAAAGAAGCAACAAATTGCACAGATGAATTTGGTAATGAAACTGAAATTGGAATAAATGGATTTAAATCATATCTTGTTAAATGGGAGGAACATCCAGAGAGAAATAAAGACTGGGCAAAAAAAGAAGAAGCAAAAATAGGTGAAGAACGATTTAGGCGTGAACATAATTGTGAGTTTATTGTTTGGGATGAAACACTAATTAAGCCTATAAAATTATTAGACTTGGGTGGTATTGAACCTTTATCTAGGCAAGGGCAAATACGATTCTTTAAGCATATTGATAAAGAAAAAAAGTATTTTATGGCGTTAGATCCAGCAATGGGTACTGGTGGTGATAATGCTGCGATTGTATTGTATTCAGCACCTAGACTTGAACAAGTAGCAGAATGGCAACATAACAAGTCAAATGTCAAAGAACAATTATTAGTCATGAAAACTATGTTAGATAATTTGATAGAACACGGCGTTGAGCCAAATAATATCTACTGGAGTGTAGAAAATAATACGTTAGGTGAAGCAGTAATCCAGTTAATAAATGAAATGGGTGAAGATATGTTTCAAGGAGTATTTGTCCATGAGGCAGGAAAGAAACGTAAAGGGTTTACAACAACACATAAATCAAAATTACAAGTTTGTAGTAAATTTAAATTGTTTGTTGAAAATAATAAAATTATCATGTATAGCAAAAACTTAGTCAGAGAAGTTAAAAATTTTATTGCTAAAGGCGGAAGTTACGAAGCAAAAAGTGGAGAAACTGATGACCTTGTGTTAGCAACATTACTTGCTATTAGATTATTAGAACAAGTTGGTGTTTATGAAGAAGATATCTATTCTGACATGATTGACGCATTAGATGAAGGTGAGTCAATCAAGCCTATGCCAATCGCAATATTAACATAAATACTAGAAATATTTTGGAGTATTTTTAATGCCAATACAAACAGACAATAAATTAGCAATGTTGAGCGATGAAATATTAAAATATGTTACTGGCATTGGCTCCAAAGTTACAATGTATAATGAAGAGGGTTCAAGTGAAATTGATGCTTTAAAAGCAAATCGATTCATTGATAAGAAAAACGATTATCAAATTTTTCTTGATTCAACAACTTCACCATCAACAGTTAGAGTTTATTTTGGTGCAAAAGCAGATGTATTAGATCCAAAAGAAGGTCAAATAAACTACGAAAGTTTAATAAACTTTTTACGAGAACGTAGTAGAACAGCACCATTTTATGACATCATTGTACGTAAATACGGAAAAGAAATACGAGAAAAAGATTTTGCTCGTATACCTAAAATTAAAAAAAGGGAAAACGAAATGGCTCAGATGCGAGAAAGTATGGTAAAACCATATGGGTCTGCAAAGAAAAGTACACATGTGTTACAACCTGCAAAAATTCAGATTACACATACTAAAGAAATTGATGAAGAAAAAGTAGGTAGCAGATCAAGAAATATTCAAGATATTATGATTGAAAATACAAGAGGCGAACGATTTTACATGCCAGTTAAAAATATGACTGCCGCAAGAGCAATGGCACGCCATATTGGTAATGAAGGTTCCCCATATGATGCTCAAGGTCGACATATTATTTCCCTTGCAGAAGATATTAAAACTTTAAGAACTTTTGCCCGAGCCATGCAAAAGGAAGGTTTAAATGAACATGCAAGTGTAATTTTAGATCGTGTACGAGAACAAGTAGAAAATAATAAAAAACAATTAACACAAATCAAGTCAAGCAGGTCATATAACAGTTACTTTGAAAATTGGGAACAACCAGAACTTAAAATGGTTACAGAAGACCAATTGGATAATTTATATTCAGTATTTGGTTTAGAAGAACATGTTGAAGGCCCATGGGAAATTATTTCTCAATTGAGTGAAGATATTTTAGAAGGTCTTGACATTGAAGAAGATCTAGTGTATACTGAGAACTACAATATAGATAATATTAAATGGAACAAAGATGCAGAAATTAATGAAAACTTTGATCCAACAACCCAGTTTATTGTTTACAGTTCAAACATAACGGGTGATGATGATTTTAGAACATCAATGCTAAATTTAAGTGAAAACTTTGAATCACTTAATGATGATCAAAAATCTCGTTTTATCAAAATTTGGAAAGGCGTTATTGAAAAAATGAAGCCAGCACCAAAGGGTGAAAACATGATGGAAACGGCATCGACAAATTATACAAGTAATATCGAAAAACTTGCCAACGTAGACTTTTTTCAAATATAAGGAATATTGAATGACTAAAGAAATAAAAGTAGAAAAACCAGAACAAGGATTTGAAAATACTTGGGACAAATCAGTTGATATTCTTAAAAAGTACAAAAACATAGTTCTTGAGCATGAAGATGGACATCCACTTGCTGATAAAGAACTAGATACTATTTTAAAGAAGTTTCCTAATGAACTTGAAGATGTAATTGATGGCGGAGAGAATCTTGATGAGCCAAAGCATGATACATTTTATAAAGCATTACTTGGACATTATATGCATACAGGTGAAATGGATTACAACGTAATGACCGGAGATGAAGGTCGAGCCCACGAGTGGGTACAAAATGAATTAGAAGGTTACGTTAAGCAAGGCGGAGAATCCGAACGGGATGCGTATATGCATAAAGACGGCCAAAACGAAATTGAAGGTTTCGGAAGCGACATGGACGACCCAGATGACTTTAAAAGTCAAAAAACCTCATTTGGCGATTTCCAGCCGTAAATTAAAGTATAAGATAAATAATAATGAATTTAAAGGTTGACAACATGCCCTAAGATGTTGTATAATAGTTCGTATGTAGTTAAATTTTACTGCATATGATCGAGGCAATCATAAACTAATAATAACTAACATAGGCTAATATAGGAGAACTAATATGGCTACACTCGCAGACATTCGAGCTAAACTGCTCGAACAACAACAATCAACCTCACAATCAACTTCCGACAACGCAATTTATCCATTTTGGAATATTCAAACTGGACAATCTTCGTTGATGCGGTTTCTTCCAGATGCAGACGAAGAGAACACGTTCTTTTGGAAAGAGCGTCAAATGGTTCGTTTGGCATTTCCAGGTATTAAGGCTCAGGACGAGCATAAGAATATTACCGTCCAGGTTCCTTGTATCGAAATGTGGGGAGAAACATGTCCAATTCATGCTGAAATTCGACCTTGGTTTAAGGATCCAAGTTTAGAAGATGAAGCTCGCAAATATTGGAAGAAACGATCTTACATTTATCAAGGATTTGTCGTAGACAGTCCGATGACTGAAGATCAAGTCCCCGAAAATCCTATCCGCAGATTTGTAATAAATCCGGGTATTCACAAAATCATTACAGCCGCATTAATGGATCCTGAGTTTGAGGAAGTTCCTACCGATTATGAAAAAGGAACAGACTTTAAATTAGTCAAAACTCAACAAGGTCAGTATGCAGATTATTCAACTTCTAATTGGGCACGTAAAGAGCGATCTCTTAATGAGACTGAACGAGCCGCTATCGAAACCAATGGGTTGTTTACACTTAATGATTACATGCCAAAGAAACCTTCAGAAACAGAACTGAAGGTCATAATTGAAATGTTTGAAGCCAGTGTTGATGGACAACTTTATGATCCAGAACGTTGGGCCGATTATTACAAACCATATGGTCTTAAATCAAATGGTAATGGAAATACTGGAGCATCTCCAGTGACTCCGACTCCGAAACCAACTGCTTCTGAAACAACTGAAGCATCTGCTTCAGCGGTTACGGATGAAAAGCCATTTGGAGATGACTCCACTCCTTCCGAAACGATTACAGCGACGGTTACAGCAGATCCTTCCGCAGACGGCAAAAAGCCAGATGCAAAGGAAATTCTTGCTATGATCCGTAATCGTAAAACGGAACAGGCTCAATAATAAGTACAATTTTAGGGGGGTCGAAAGATCCCCTAATTTTCTAATTATGGAGAAATATGAGTAGACCATTTGATATTAGTAAATTTAGAACATCGATAACTAAAGCAGTACCTGGCATGTCAGTCGGGTTTACAGACACGATTGACTGGATTGATACAGGCAATTATGCCCTTAACTATTTGATTAGTGGACAGTTTGATAGAGGCATTCCACTAGGTAGAGTTACATGTTTTGCTGGAGAAAGCGGATCAGGTAAAAGTTCTATCTGTTCAGGTAATTTAGTAAAGCAAGCACAACAAAAAGGTATATTACCAATTGTACTTGATTCAGAAAATGCACTTGATTCAGATTGGTTACAAGCATTAGGTGTCGATACTTCAGAAGATAAACTTATGCGATTTGGCGTTTCAATGATTGACGAAGTTGCTAAATTTGTAAGTGAATTTATGAAAGGATATAAAGATCAATATTCAGATATGCCCTATGAGGAACGACAAAAAGTTTTGTTTGTTGTTGACTCATTAGGTATGTTACTTACACCAACAGATGTTGATCAATTTGAAAAAGGCGATATGAAAGGTGATATGGGTCGCAAACCCAAAGCACTTACTGCATTGGTTAGAAATGCAGTTAATCTAATTGCCGGAAATCCTGTAGGCATAGTAGCAACAAATCATACTTATGCTTCACAGGATATGTTTGACCCAGACGATAAAATTAGTGGGGGTCAAGGATTTGTATATGCTTCATCTATTGTTGTTGCTATGAGGAAACTTAAACTCAAAGAAGATGCAGATGGAAATAAAATAACTGATGTACGTGGAATTAGAGCGGCTTGTAAAGTAATGAAAACTCGTTTTTCAAAACCGTTCGAAAGTGTACAAATAAAAATCCCTTATGAATCTGGAATGGATCCGTATAGTGGTTGTGTTGAGTTATTTGAAAAGGCCGGTCTTTTAGTTAAAGATGGGAATAAACTCAAATATACACAACCAGATGGAACTGAAATAAAGGAATTTAGAAAGAATTGGATTCCTGAAAAATTACAAGTTATAATTGATGACTTTCAAGACTAGGAGAATGTAGTATGTTTAATGAGGAAAGGGTTCAATTATTCGTAGACATATATGAAATTGGGAAAGCATATATCAAAAATATAGAAGTGCCAACATTTGTTGAAGAAATGGCACGAGCATTTGAGAACAGTGATATGGGTTTAGAAGACGATTATCATGAACTTAAAAATTTTGATGGTGTGCTTTTTGCAATACTCCACACAATGTATGGAGAAGATGATACTGTCGAGGATGATGGAGACCCCCTACAAATTGGAAATGGTGATTTCTAAAATATAACGATGCAAACTTGGTTTAAACGTGTTCAGGATAATCTGGCAGTTCTTCCTGAGTGTATTACTTATTTTGATGCTGAGTTACCGCAAGCAAGATATGATTGTGCCCTCAAAGGAAATGTTGAAAAATTGAGTAGAGAAATACCTCAAATTGTTGAACACAGATTTAACCAGTTGCAAGAAATAGAAGCCATCCTTGAAAATCTAAATATTCAACTCAGGAAACTACGAAGTAAAAAATACAGGCAGTTTTTAGAACACTATCAACGAGCTTTAACTAGTAGAGATGCTGAAAAATATATAGATGGTGAAGACGAAGTTGTCACAATGCAGTTACTAATTAACGAGTTTGCGTTGATTAGAAACAAATTCCATGGCGTCATAAAAGCCCTCGAAGCAAAGCAATTTCAAATTAATAACGTGATAAAGCTCAGGGTAGCCGGCCTTGACGACGTTACTTTATAGCGAAAAACGGCAGGAAAAATGCAAGAAAAGGCAAAAAAATGCCTTTTTCTGAAGAAACCTGTTGACTCTTTGGCATGAAGGTAGTATAATAGTGGTATGATGAATAAGAAAGCAAATATTGTTAACAACAAAGCAGAGGTGCAAATGGAAGTTGTAATCAATTCAGGCGTTTATTACGGTAAATCAGTAGCCGGTTTACACGGAACTTTAGTAAAGGAATTTACTAGTTTTGGAAAGCCAAGAGGCAAGTATACAGGATACGTTACTGTAAGTGTTGGCGGTAAAGACATGAGAGTCAAAGTTACCGGAATTAGCGATTATTCAACCGTAAATACTAGTAAAGATATGGAAACTCAAATTATTAAACAAACTCCCGTAGAAGAGAAAGTTGAAACAGACGAGCAGGTTATTGAAAGACTTCGTGTACGTTTCGAGATCCTGGATGAAATGACACAGGGCTCAATTGACGGTATTGTACGTGGTATGGTTGTAACAGGCCCTCCAGGAGTTGGCAAAAGTTACGGTGTTGAAAAAGTTATTGAAAAAAATAGCATGTTCGATAAACTTGCTGACAAACCAATTAAGTTTGGAACTGAAAAAGGTGCGGCAAGTGCAATTGGTTTATACCAGTTACTTTACAGGTATGCAGATCCAGGAAGCGTGTTGGTACTTGATGACTGTGATAGCATCCTTTTTGATGAAGTAAGTTTGAACTTGCTTAAAGCCGCTCTTGATAGTGGTAAGAAAAGGATGATTAGTTGGAATACAGAAAGTTCAGCATTGCGTAGAGAAGGTGTTCCGGAGAAGTACGAGTTTTGCGGAAGCATTATTTTTATTACCAACCTTAAATTTGATAAAACCCGTGGTAAAATTAAAGACCATTTAGCCGCAATTATGTCACGTTGTCATTACTTGGACCTCACAATGGATACTATGAGAGACAAGATGCTTCGTGTAAAGCAGATTGTACGTGATGGTATGCTTAGTGAGTATAAAATGGACGAAAAAAGTGAGCAAGAGATTGTCAATTTTATGGAAGATAATAAAACCAAGTTACGTGAAGTTAGTTTGAGAATGGTAACTAAACTGGCTGACTTGTTTAAAATGAGTCCAGAACGTTGGAGAGCACTTGCTGAAAATACTTGCATAAGGCGGTAAGTGCAAAATAACAATTTAAGTGTCCGTGTTGCGGGTTACTCGTAACACGGATCGTCATCTGTAGAACTATGGCAAAACGAGACTATTACGAAACTTTGGGTGTTAATAAACAGTCAAACCCTGAAGATATTAAAAAAGCATATCGTAAAGTTGCCATGAAATACCATCCTGATCGAAACCAAGGCGATAAAACTGCCGAATCCAAATTTAAAGAAGCATCAGAAGCATACGAAATCTTAAGTAACCCTGAAAAAAGACAACAGTACGATACTATTGGCATGAATATGCATCAACAAGGCACCCAGCCTGGTCAAGGATTTCATCAACATCCAGGAGGATTTAGTTTTAATTTTGGTAGTGGTGGATTTGAAGGTGCTTTTGGAGACATGTTTGGACAACAAGGACAGTTTGCGGGTCAACAACGTCCTCAACAACGTATTGTAAAGGGTAGAGATTTACATATAGGCCTAACTATATCATTTGCAGATGCTATCAAAGGTTGTATAAAAAATGTAACAATATTGCGACCTGATATATGTGCCGACTGTAATGGTGCTGGAGTTAGGGATGCAATGAAAGCCCCTAGATGCGGAGTATGCCAAGGCACCGGGCACATGGGCGTGTCAGGTGTATTAAATGTAAATCAACAATGCAACCGTTGTGGTGGCAGAGGTATAATAATTGATCAAAATACCCAATGTAATACTTGTCATAGTCACGGCAGAGTAAGAAAAGAAAAAACATTAAGTGTAAATATTCCTCAAGGTGTAGATACTGGAATCAAAATTAAATTAACAGAGCAGGGTGAAGCAGGCCCTAATATACATAATTCGATATTTGGTGATTTATATGTTACTATAGCAGTCAATCAAGATTCTCGTTTTAAACGAGACGGCGTGCATCTTCATTGTTCACAAAAAGTTAAACTTACAGATTTTTTTATGGGTGGAAGTTATGATATCGAAACTTTAGATGGTACAATAAATCTTAAAATTCCACAAAATACTCAACCAGGCACAACAATGCGAGTTGTTGGCAAAGGCGTGCCAGCATTAGGATCTCAACAACACGTTGGCGATTTATTAGTCAAAGTAGAAGTTGAAATTCCAAAAAATTTAAATAGAGAACAAAAAAGATTAATTGAAAAATTACGTAATCTTGGTATATAAATATTCATGGAGGATCTCATTATGAGATATACAACCATGTTACATGTAACATGTACTAACATGGAATGCGAATGGGTGCAGTTAGGTTGGTCCATTGATCATTGCATGAAACAAATAGAAGATTTTAACACTTATTATGAAACTCTTGACCCCGAATCACAGGCGCATTACGGAGGTCCAAATAGTTTGGAAACAAATTATGGGCAATGCCATAATTGTGGTGCTCCATCGAGACGAGGACAATTCCGAAGAGCCACCAATGAAGAAGTAGCAACAGGGATGATTTACAGTATGAAGTCAGTTATGTTACATGACTTCGACGAACTTGCCGATGCATAAAATTAATATTTGTATTAGTGATGCCGAATTTGTTGGATTCGGTGATAAAATTAATACCCTATATAGATATGTAAGGTTTTGCCAAGCAATTAATGCAAGGATGACCCTTTACATTAAACTTAACCAACTTGGCAATTATTACGAGGATAAATTTCATACCCGCACCCTTACCGAATTATTACAATATTTAGACAACAAATATATTGATAAAATAATTTATTGTCATCCTAAATTTGATAACTTTTTTAATAAAATAGTACTTACATTTTTTGAGTTTGATGTTGCTAAAAATACATGTACTGAAGTAGAACCAGATCGAATAGCAACACGAGTAATTGGACAAACTAAGATTGAATCGTCTTTTGGTACAAATGATGGTAATTTTTATGATGTAATTAATGACTATAGAACAAAATATATAGATGATTTTTTGGATAATGACAACTTAGTTTTAACAGCAATGCCATATAATTGGTTTAAAACTTTAGTTGCTGGTATGCAATATCGACCACATATTCCGATGGCTAAGCCAATGGATAAAAATCAGTCAGTATGTTTTGTAGAAGGTTATATGGAACATTATGAAACATTTAATGCTATCGACTATTTGGACAAAATAAAGTATAATAAAATAAACATAAAACCATTTAACGATTTTTTTGGTGCATGGGTAAAATTGGCAATGCATCCAGATGTTCAGGCATCTGTTTCAAACCATTTAAAAAGTTGGGCTGATCAACATTTTTTAAAATATAATTTCATTAAGTGCAACCAACGAGTTGATATATTTGAGCAAATCGGGCAAGCAACATTTGTAATTGGTAGAGAAGGGTTGCATAGTAATATTGCTGGTATGTTTGACGTACCATATATTATAGTTTTACCAGAAGAATTATTTAAAATTAGAATGGATATTGAACTGATTAAAACTGATTCTATACTTGAATTTTTTTGGAATCATCATTCAAATTATCCAGGTTGTTATTATATACGAGCATCTAGTTTAACTAAGATTCCAAATATTTTTGATGTTATAATGGAAAATTTAAACAAAGAGAAATATTTGCTAAGAGACAAATGTTTAGATTGGGATTTGAATCCGTATCATTTTAATACGCCAATACTAAACGACACCCTTAGAACTCAGGTTTATTAATGCAATGTACAATAGAAATTAAAGATGAAGTAAATGCTAAGATTCATAATTTAAGCATACAAACTAGACGTAGGCTTGAAAAGGAATTTAAGTATATGATGCCTCATGCATACCATGTACCAGCATTTAAACTTGGTAGATGGGATGGTTGTATAAGTTTCTTTAGTCCAGGTGGTTTAACTAATGTTGCATTATTAGAAAAAATTGTACCAATATTAGTAAATGAAGGTTATGACGTTGGCCTTAACGATAAAAGAACCACGCCTGTTAATTTTAACTTTCCAGCAGTTACTAGTGACAAATATAAACATGTAACATGGCCAAAAGGGCATGTTACAGAGGGTGAAGGCATTATACTCAGGGATTACCAAGTTAGTATTATTAACGAGTTTCTAACTAACCCACAATGTATACAAGAGATTGCAACAGGTGCAGGCAAAACATTAATTACTGCATGTCTAAGTGAGATGGTCGAACCATATGGTAGAAGCCTTGTTATTGTTCCAAACAAGAGTCTAGTAACGCAGACTGAAGATGATTATAAAAACTTAGGATTGGATGTTGGTGTATATTTCGGGGATAGAAAGGAAATTGGTAAGACCCATACAATATGCACTTGGCAAAGTTTAAATATTATTGATAAAACATTTAAAGATGCAACATCTGATATGTCCTTAGCAGAGTTTGCTGAGGATGTGATTTGTGTCATGGTTGATGAAGTACATATGGCAAAAGCAGATGTATTGCGTAGGCTATTGACACAATCATTTAATCATATTCCAATACGTTGGGGGCTTACTGGAACAGTACCCAAAGCAGATTGGGAGAAAGTTAGTTTAGAAGTAAGTTTAGGGCAAGTTACAAATAAATTAGGAGCCGCTGAACTACAAGAAAAAGGCGTATTAGCAAATTGTGAAGTTAATGTTATTCAACTTGCTGATATAGTAGAATTTCCAACATATCAACAGGAACTTACTTTTCTAACTACAGATACCAAACGTGTCGATTACATGGCACAATTTATAGAAACAATTTCTAAGTCTGGTAATACGTTAGTATTAGTAGATAGAATTAAAGCAGGCAAAATGCTACAAGAAAGGTTAGGCGATGAGAGCACTTTTATTTCCGGATCAGTTAAAGTACAAGAACGACGGGAGTCATACGATGAAATACAAACTGCTGACAACAAAGTCATTATCGCTACTTATGGGGTTGCATCTGTTGGCATCAATATTCCTAGGATATTCAATTTGGTCCTCATCGAGCCAGGTAAGAGCTTCGTCAGAGTCATCCAGAGTATTGGGCGTGGTATTAGACGAGCCGGAGATAAAAACTTTGTCCAAATTTGGGACTTAACATCAACAGCAAAATTCTCCAAACGGCATTTAACTGCTCGGAAAAAGTTTTATAAAGAGGCCCAATATCCATTTAACATACAAAAAGCGACATATTAACATGTATATATTAACAGAAAATAACATACCATATAATATAGATTCGGTACCTGATGAAGTTGAAGATCTTAAGTATTGTGTATTGGATTATACATCATCAGATGTCACTTATACTCACATGCCACTTATATTTTTAGAATCTTTTAATGCACCTAGTGCAATTCTACAAGTTGATGATGTGCAAATCGAAATGCCATTAGATTGGAGTGTAATTTGTGGAGAACCATCTGCTGGTGAACCAGAAATACTTCCATTAGCAACGATTAATCAGAGAGGTTTTAAGGCGTTTGAAACAAATCCAAAGTCGAGTATTATGCCAAGTTGGCCATTTATTGATATTGTAAATGTATATACTGAAAAGAAATGGTTTGTGCCAAAATTAAAATATGGGCATTTACTATGTGTACCAATAGAGGATAAACCAAAACCCCGGTGTTTGTACTTCGTAAAAGAAGTAAGCAAATTACCCGAGGTTTTGGATTTAGATAAGATATGGCTTTAGCCCTTATGCATTATCAGTGAAATCGTCATCATCAGTGTTAGCAACATCATCGTCACCTGCTTCTTCCATGCGGACTATGCCGGCGGAAGCCGCTGAACCCATTTGCCATTGCAAAGATGTCCCGTCTAATGCGTTAGATCCTGTTCCACTTGGTGCAACTAGAGTAACTTTCTTCGCTGAAATTTTTGAAACTGTATATGTTTCTGCATCAGCACCTAATACCATAATCGACATTTCGCCTGCACTTAAAGCCGCTGGTAAAACACCAGTTTTTAGTGTACAAGTGTGTTCTGTATCTGCTGTACCTGTTTCAGTACATACAAATCTTTTAGAACCTTTTTGTCTAACGATTGTACCTTCTTTAACGGCTGTTCCGTTATGGAAGGAAACTTTGATTTCGTTTGCACCAGCAGTTGCGCCTGCGACCGCTGTTGTAAACATTTTTTTATTTAATGGTCTTCCCATTTGTTTTCTCCTAGTTAGAAGTCCGATGTGGGTTCTACCCACTACGGGGTTGGTACCCCATAAGTCCTATAAAAATAGGTACTTGAACTATTCAAATATTTATGCTATAATACAGTATGAGTAAGAAATCTGTACCAATTAAACAACTTTTATCGGCAATCGATCATCGCAAGAAAGATTTCTACGATAAAATTGACAATGACACGTATAAAATAGAACCATGGCTTGCAATGCGATGGGCAAGTAGTGTAAGTAATAAAGTTTTTAATATAGTTGCACACCATTTATTATTAACAAATGATTTTGTAAATGTACATTTTAACGTATTAAGTAAACATCCAAAATTACAATGGTTATTATTAACTATTACTGGTGCAAAAACAGGTAGATATCATCAGTGGATACCACCTGGTAAACGTGGAAAGAAAAATAAACTAAAGGAATTTGTATATATTAATAATCCAACTTGGAATGAAGAAGAATTAGAGTTGTTTTTTACAGTTAATACAAAAAAAGAGCTAGAAGAATACGTTGGCAGTTTTGGATTAACACCTAAGCAAACCAAGGAGTTGTTTGGAAAGTCTTAAACCAAGGATATGTAAGTTTTGTAATAAGTCGTTTAGGCGAGAACGAACTCTCGCTAGTCATGTTTGTGAACCAAAACGTAGACATGCAGATAGTGTAGAGCGTTATTGGGAACTTGCATTTAGAGCATATCAAAAATTTTACAAATATAATTATCCAACACGTACAAAGGATCGCACAAAAGATCAATTTATAAAAAGTCAGTATTATGGTGGTTTTATAAAGTTTGGGCGATTTTTACATACTGGCTTAGTGCTTAATCATGAAAAATATGTCGAGTATGTAATACGCAATGCAATTAAATTAGAAAAATGGTCTAGTGATGCAATATATGAGGAGTATTTAAAAGAGCATTTATTTAAAGAAACTGTTGAAAGAGCCGCGGAGCGGATGATGTTGTATATAATGAACTGGTCTAGTGATAATGAAAAACTAGCAGACAATTTTTTTAATGAACTAACACCAGCAAAAGCATTACTATTAATACGTAATGGAACAATGAGTCCATGGATTGTATATGGTACACAACAAGGTGAAAAGATAATTGACAGTATGTCAGATGAGCAATTAAATATTGCAGTTAAGTTTATTGACCCAAAGAAGTGGAAACCAAAAATACATCTTAAACAGAGTGAAGTTAAGTGGCTAAAAGATATATTCAATAACTTAATTATACAAGACGAACTAAGGGAAGAACTTAATAGGAAATTTGATGAAAGTTACGGCTGACATTGATATAGATTGTGCTGATCGAACAGAAATACTAAAATATTTTAAACATGTTTCTGCAAAGCAAAAGAATGGTAAACCACACAACTCTGGCGTCTACTTCCATGATGTGCCATATGATCCATTAACTGATTTATGTTTATTAGAATATGACCAAGCAGAAGATATGGGGTTTTTTAAAATTGACTTACTTAATGTTCACTTATACAAGGATGTTAATGGTAGAGAACATTTGTATAAACTATTGAATGAGAACCCAGACTGGAATTTACTGCAACATAAAGAAATTGTAGATATGCTATTTCATTTAAATGGCCATTTCGATATCGTTAATACTCATAATCCAAAAAGTATTGAACAATTAGCAATGTTACTTGCAATTATAAGACCAGCAAAGAGAGCATTGCTGGGCCGATCGTGGCCAGCAATAGAAAAAACAGTATGGCAAAAGCCTGTGGACGATTCATATTATTTTAAAAAATCTCATGCAGTAGGGTATGCACATGTTATTGTTTTACAACTAAATTTGTTACGTGAAAATCCTCAGAAATTTTTAGCACAGAGTTGAATCTGGCGTCTTTTAATTCTTTTTTCGTTTATTGAATTTAAACTAACTGTTGGGCCTTTAGACACTTTTGCATTTTTGCTATTAAATGTCTTAAGAGCGTAATGAAATTTATGAAATCTGTTACCTAGTACTAAATTAATTGGAATGATGCGGTTCGATTCCCACCACCATTCATCTGCTAAACTTAAAAACTCTTGTTTGTCCATTTCGTCTACTTTTTCATACACATAAACACTTGTAACTGCCTGTGTCTGATTTTGTATAATTCCAACTATTTCTCCGTTGGTACCAAGTTCAAGCACACTCAAAAACGGAAATTTCTCTAAAAAATCTTCTTCTACATCCATATAAAATCCTATAAATACTAATTATAATAAGGTCGACAGATATGAAACTTCACAAGTATACAGTTAATTTAAGTGCATCAACTGGCAAGAAGCGTACATCACGTTCTGCCAAAACTAGTCACACCCCAATAAGGTTTTTTAAAGGGGCAGAGAATAATATTACTTTATCTATTGCCGATGACAAAAATAAAGATATTAGCATGTCTAGTTATGATATTCTTGGAACATTAATTGACCCGTCTTCAACTGTAATATTTAGTAAGGCCTGCAGGGCTGTTTCAGAAGATTTTACAAAATACGAATTTTCATTACAAGCAGACAAATTACTTGGTGTAGAAGCAGGATTTTACAAATTAAGTTTCAGTTATGCTGATGATATAAATCAATTACCTTTATACGTTGATAATGCCTTAAACAATACAGTTAGTGTAGAAGTTGTTAAAGACAATTATACTTGGTTTGAAGAATCAACTGTAATAGAAGCATTTAATGTTATAGACAACATCAATGATATTAGCGAAACCCCAAGTTATAAAGGCGACCAACATTACGAAGATACAAACGGACTTCACACTTTCGCATTTTATGCCACAGGCTTTACTGGTAAAGTATGGGCTTATGGTACATTAGATGCTGACCCAAACGACAATGCACATTGGTTTCCATTAAAGTTAGATACTATAGAAGATTACAATACTATGACGGCAAAGACCGGTATCGAACCTTTCAATGTTACCTGCAACTTAGCATTTATCAAATTTAAAGTAGATACAGACTCAGGAACGATTGACAAAATACTCTATAGGCGCTAGAATAGTAGTATGACGATTGTCCAGGAAAAAGTACGTTCTTTTATTCCGTTCAAAGCAAAGAGTAGCCCAGGTGGTTGGATATCACATAATTGTCCTATGTGTATGTTATTAGGCCATAGACGGGCAGACACCAAGGGCAGAGGCGGTTGGCGGTTTAATCAAGACGGCGCAATAGGGTATAATTGCTTTAATTGCGGTTTTAAAACAGTATACAAATCTGGTAAGTTAAATCCAAAATTAGTTAAATTATTAAAAGCATTAGGTGCTCAGAAACAAGAAATAGACGAGATACAATTAATTGCTATTAGGACATCGGATCTTGTAAAAACTGCATGGCAAGAAAAAACAACAACTGTTGATGAATGGAAAGAAGTTATATTACCAGGTAGTGCCAAAAAAATAAATGAATGTGATGCAACTGAGAATTTTGTTGAAGCAGTAAAATACATTGCAGACAGAAAACTTTTAGATTTAGCAGATTGGTATTTTAGCGATCATAAAATATATGATATGCAACATAGGATTATCTTGCCTTATAAGTACGGCAATAAAATAGTTGGCTATACTGCAAGGCATATTCAATCATTAAACAAGGGCAGAGTTTCAAGTAGGTACATAACTCAGCAACCACGAGACTATGTTTATAATTTAGATGCACAAAAAGACAGTCGTAAGTATGTTATTGTTACAGAAGGCCCGTTTGATGCATTAAGTGTTGATGGTGTTAGTGTTGGCTCTAATAGAATAAGCAGAGGTCAAGTTAACATTATAAACAGTTTTGGTAAAGCAGTAATAGTATTACCTGACTTTGATCATGCTGGTAAGGATTTTGCAAGGCAGGCTATTAAGCATAAATGGTCAGTGAGCTTCCCGCAATGGAAGAAAAAATACAAAGATCCAAATCAGGCAATGGTTAAGTTAAGTAGATTGGATATATTAAAAAGTGTTTTAGAAGGTAGGGTAACAAATCCTACTAAAATTAAAGTATTACTATCACAGTGGAAATAATTAATGGCTGAAGAAATTAAAGATTACACACCAGAATTACAAAAACTATTTGTAGAAACTCTAATATCAGATTCTGAAACATACAGTAGGTGTCAAAATATATTAAGTCATACATATTTTGAACAACCATTTATGGATTGTGTTCAATTTATAAAAAAATATGCTGATCAATATGGCAATTTGCCTGATACCGAAAAGATTCATGCAACATGTGGTGTACAATTAAAAACTATAGAAACACCAACTGATCATGTATCATGGTTTTTAGATGAGTTTGAGCAATTTTGTAGACACAAAGCACTTACCGATGCAATTTTAACTAGCACAGACTTATTAGAAAAGAACCAATTTGGTGCAGTAGAAGCACTTATTAAAGAGGCTGTAGGGGTTGGACTTGCTAAGAACTTGGGTACAGACTATTACGAAAATCCAGCAGATAGACTTACAATATTAAGAGATAGAGACGGCAGAACAACAACAGGTTGGAAAAGTATAGATAAAAAACTTTATGGTGGATTTAATAAAGGTGAATTAAACATATTTGCAGGTGGTAGTGGTGCAGGTAAAAGTTTATTTTTACAAAATTTAGCTCTTAATTGGAGTATAGAAAAACTTAATGTTGTATATGTAAGTTTGGAATTGTCTGAAGGATTAAGTGCAATGCGACTTGATAGTATGTCAACTGCAATACCCTCAAAAGAAATTATGAAAAATATTGAGGATGTATCTATTAAAGTACGTATGGATTCCAAACGTAATGGCAATTTACAAGTTGTACAGTTACCAAATGGTGTAAATGTTAATGATATAAAGGCATATCTTAAAGAATACCAAATACAACGAAAATGTAAAATAAATTGTGTTATAATTGACTATTTAGATTTAATGATGCCAGCAGGTCGTAAAGTACCACCAAGTGATTTGTATGTTAAAGACAAATTAGTATCGGAAGAGTTAAGAAATTTAGCAGTTGAAGGTGATTATTTGTTTGTTACTGCATCACAATTAAACAGAGGTGCAGTAGATGAAATAGAATTTGATCACTCACATATTGGTGGTGGTATTAGTAAAATACAAACTGCTGACAATGTTATAGGCATTTTTAGTAGTCGCACAATGCGAGAACGTGGTCGTGTACAGATACAGTTTATGAAAACACGTTCTAGTAGTGGTGTTGGACAAAAAGTTGATTTAGAATTTGATCAAGAAACACTTAGAATACGTGATTTAGCAGAAGATGCCCAACAAGTAGATGAAACAGAAAGTATTATAGATAAATTAAAGAAAAAAAGTAATGTGGAGTTTATTAAAGAACCAAAATCTACTCCAACAAATAATGCGGACCATCTTCGTAGTTTACTAAAGAAATTCGATTAACAAAAATAAAATAAATATATACGGACACGTATCTCTAAGGTTTTAATAAATGAAACATAAAACAAAATCATTGCTGGAGGAAATTAATAGTATAACCCCAGTCAGAGATAAGAAGCAAATTTTACGCTCTCGCGGTGAAAATGCAATCGCTGGAATGATTAATCTTCTCGAATACATTGAAAATCAATGGGGTGAAGATGAAGCAGAACGCATTGTTAGTCGTGTTATGTTGAGCGTAAAAAAACGAGACCCCCAAAAATTTTATAATACTCTATCAAGTCTAAGGTACCATAATGAACATTGAAGACCTTATCCGCAAAAAGGGAATGGCTCATATAGAGGAATTGCCTACACATGCATTTATCAGATATGTGCGGGAAATAGAACACGTAAGTATTAGTGAAAAATTAGACGGGGCAAATTTACAAGTTGGTGTCGACGAACATGGGTTTTATACGAGTCGAGGCGCAAAAGGTGGCGACAAACAGTATAATTCTGATGGTTACGGTACACGATTTGCAAGTACATATATGCGAGCGGCACACAAAGCCCTGGATAAAGTATCAGATACTTTAGAGGAGAATGGTGTCAGGCAAGGGACTGAAATAAATTTAGAAGTATTTTTCGGTGCTTTACCTAATACCGTTCCATATAATGCTGATGGTATAAATCGTATAGTTTTCCTCGGTCAAACCGCTGGCGATAAGATTAATTTAACACGTTTGGCCAAAGACTTAAATGGTGTTCGTGTAACGATACAACTACAAAATGTACCTGATACTAATGACGGAAAAGATATATCCTATAATACTAGGAACTATGTATTTGAGTTTACACAGGTACCTCAAATAAAAAATAAAATTAGTGATAGTAGAGTACAACAAATAGAGCAAGAGCTAACTGAGTATGAAAAATGGCTTGGTGGTGCTAGTGAGTTGGGTGGTCTTCCAAATCAAGAAGCCATTAATCTCAATATGAATAAAATCACAAAAGATAAACGTGATGGTGCAAAAGTAGTCAGAGAGAAAATTAAAGCTCAAGACTTACAATTTAAAATGCTAGTAAAAAATGTTTTATTAGATACTTTTGTAAGGGATCGTGGAAGTAAATTTGGTCCAAAACCTGAAGATGGGGGA